GTACTGCTTCATCCGCTGCTACTACGACAGTGACCGCGAGGAAGTGTATATTTTTGCGGAACACTACGTCAACAAGGAATCGAACGAACAGACAGCGCGCTGGATCATCGAACACGGCTATGACGATTACACCATCACGGCCGATTCGGCCGAACCGAAAAGCGTCAACGATCACCGAGAAATGGGTCTGCCGGTCACCGGCGCAGTCAAAGGCCCAGGGTCGATCGAACACGGCATGAAGTGGCTGCAGCGTCGGCGCATCATCATCGACCCGGTGCGTTGCCCGAATGCAGCGAAAGAATTTTCAGAATACGAATACGAGCGGGACAGGGACGGCAACGTCGTCACCGGATACCCGGACGTGAATAACCATAGCATCGACGCCACGCGGTACGCACTGGAACCGCTGACGATGCGCAGGGGGGCAAGTGCATGAAAATCAATATCCCGCTGGACAGCGTGAAAATGCAGATCCGCGAAGAATTCCGCATTGCGCCGCTGGTAACGCCGGAAATGCGCGAAGCGGAAGATCTGTGGATGCAGATCTGGATGGGTACACCGCCGTGGGCAAACGATCAGGATCGCACCATCAATTTTGCAAAGGCCGTGACCGGCGAAGCTGCGCGCCTTGCGACGATGGGCGTCAGCGTTGAACTGTCAGGCTCTGCCCGCGCGGATTGGCTGCAGGAACGGCTGAACGAAGAACTGATTCCGTTCCTGCGTGACATGGTGGACGTTGGCTGCGCCGCCGGTATGTTCCTGCTGAAACCCACGCCGGACAGCATCGGTCTGTACACGCCGCCGGAATTTACGATCACGGCTGTGGATAACCGCAAGCGTGTGATCGGCGTCGTGCTGTATGACACGAAGGCAACGCCGGATTATTACTACGTCAAGGCCGAATACCACCGCTATGAAGGGACGCATTATGTGGTTTCCAACCGCGCGTTCCGGCTGGCGAAGGGCAAAACATCGGCATCACGTGTGAATCTGGATGAAGTGCCGGATTGGGTGGGCATCCTGCCGGACGCCGTGCTGGATGATACTGCGCCGCTATTTGCTGTGTGTACCATGCCGGATGCCAACAACATCGACGGCGGCGCGTGCGGCATGTCCATCTATGCCAACGCCCTACCGGAACTGCGTGGGCTGGATGTTGCATGGTCGGCCATGGTGGACGAAATTCAGGATTCCCGGTCGATCGCCCTCGTGGATGACCGTCTGCTGCGCGAGCCCGGGCGGAAGAATGTTTCCGTGCGGCTGCCGCGCTATGTGCAAAACGTTGCCGGTTCAGCGGCGGAAAGCTTCTATCAGGAAATCGATCGCAAGCTGAAAACCGGCGAACGCCAGACCGGCATCAATATGTTGCTGCAAAGCCTGTCGACCAAGTGCGGCTTTTCCGAAGGTTATTTCAGCTATAACGAAAAGCAGGGCCTTGCCACTGCGACGCAGGTGGAAGCCGATGACCGCCGCACCATCCAGCGCATCAAGGACATCCGCGACCGCATCCAGGCCGCCGTGGACGACCTGATTCAGGCATTGAACGACTATGCCGATATCTATGATCTGGCACCGTATGGCACGTATACCGTGGCGTACAATTTCGGCGACATCACGTACAGTTATGAAGAAGACCGGCAGAACACAAAAAGCCTTTGCCAGATGGGCGTTTTGCCGTGGTGGATGTATCTGGTGCGCTTTGAAGGGTTCAGCGAGGACGACGCAAAAGCGGCCTATGCCGAAGCCAACACAGCGAAACCGGGTCTGTTCCCTGATACCGAATGATCACCCCGGAACAGTTTCAGGAAATCGGCGAAACCCTGCTGCCGCTGCTGGATGACCTGACGGAATGGATTGCGTGCGACATGATCGAACGCTTCATGATCCGGTTCGGCCGCGGCGAAGAAAAGCTGCTGACCGGCACGGATGAATGGCAGGCGTGGGTGCTGAAACAGGCCGGCGGGAATCTGGACGAAATCCAGAAGGCGTTGGCCAAAAGCACCGGCAAATCGCAGCAGGAAATCGCAAAGATCTTCAAGGATAGCGGCATTCAGGCAGCAAAGGCGGACGCAGAAGCCGCCGCCGTGACGTTTTCCGGCCTGTCGCCCGGCATGATGGCGATCATCACGGACGCTTATGAACGCACGGTAGG